TGGAACTGAGAGAAGGCGAGAATCTCGTCTGCGTCTGTCCCGAGGCCAGTAGCACTGGATGGCGCGAGAGTATCGGGATCGAAGTACTGAGAAGTACCGCTGCCGTACATGATAGGATGCTTTACTTTCTCAGCATCATTAACGACGAAGATACGGCCAGTAGACTGCATCTTCTTGAGAAGTTTTTCACCACCTTCTGAGACGAGGTTAGCAACATCGCGTGTTGCCTCGTCAATCGCCACCGTGGTGAGGGTGTCGATTTTCTGGGTATAGTTAAATGAGGCCATTATGTCCCTCCAGGACAAATGGGGATGCCTAGAAATCTAGGCGGGAGATGGTTAGTAGATTTGGACTACTCGCTTAGTTTCTCAACCATCGCCTTCTCTATACGCATCTGCATAGGCATTGTTTGGCCCTCAATGAGAGCCGCACCTAGCTGAACAGAACCATCTGCGTGCTGTAATCCTTCAGGATGTGCCTTAGGCAATCCCTGAGATGGGGTGGGCTCCGGCCCTTCGTCTTTCGGCATAGCGCCTGAGAGAACGAGAAGCATTTCGAGGCCCTCCTTATCAGAGAGAATTGCTGGGGTCACAGTCCCGCGTTCAACAGCTTGAGCGTAATACTGGGCAACCTTGTCGTACTCTTCCGAGCCGACCTGAATACCATGCTGACCGAGGTTGCGAAGAAAGCCGTCTTTAGCGTCTTCCCTTGCGCGAGTCTCGTCTGCCTGCTGAGTGAGCAAGCCCGTGACTTCTTCCCTAGTCAGATATTGGCCTTCAGTGATTTCCTTTTCTTTACGCTCATCCCATTTGGTCTTAGCGTCATTGATCTGGCGGCTGATATAAGACTCCAATCTGGTGCGGGTATCCGCATCCAGTCCGAGTTCATCCAAAGAACGAGGTTGTTTTGCCGCCACATCTCCCGCTTCAGCCGCGAGGTCTACCTGCTTAATTGCAGGCTCCGGTACTGGCTGTTCTACGTTCGCTTGGGCCTCGGGCTCGGTTGAGGACTCCTCAGTCCCCTCACCCGACGTGGGCATATTTTCTGATTCTGGCATGGCTCCGTATAGGTAAGGGGGATACCGAGTGGCTCCCCTTATAAGGCTTACCCTCCAACCGAAAGACTACTCCTTTAACGGCACAAATCTATCCTTTCGGGGAAGATTTTTTCCACCTATGCGCTCCAGACTCATTCTCCCTACCCGGAAATGGTTTGTGAGTATCTGGGTCAATCCCATTCTTCAAATACGCCCTCTCTCTTTGCTTCGCGCTAGTGACATGACGATCAGGACAGTTAGGTGGAAGTTGCGGAATTACATACCCATCAGAGAAGTCATCGCGCAGAACCTCTACTCCCGCGTTAACTCCTTCAGCATCAAACGCCCTTACTGCGTCTGCTTTGTCGCAGCTAGTACAGGTTACCTTCTCTGGCGCGTCTTCCGTAATGGGGAAAGTTTCGGATACGCGGGCAGAGCAGGTTAGGCAAACATAGTCGTAATTTGGCATTATTAAAATCGATAGACAAAACCAGGAGAATAGGAGTGTCTGACCCCGCCTATAGTAACATTGCCGTAGCCTTCAATTATCTTAATGACTCCAGGCCCATCCGCCTCTAGTATTGACTGAGCAGGAAAGGTATAGAAGGTATAGCCATTACCCCGGAACCAGAAGGCTTGAAAGGATGTCTCAAAATCTATCCAACTCTCAGGATAAACCTCTACCCAATACGCAGGAAGATAAGGCTGAGGAGGACGACGGGCCACCAAGCCAGAATGCACAATCTCAGGATATTGCTCCAGGAAAACGAGGAAGTGGACCTTAGATTCTCCCGCGCTGATGCGGACATTCCCGGTGGATTCGGCCAGATATAACCTACTTGCAGTAGTCGCTTCAAGAACAAGCTCATTAATAAAGGCTTTAGCCGGGATATCATGCTGCGGTGGACACCCTCCTTGGGCGAGAGAGAGGACTGCTAGAAGCAGTGCGATCCAGCGCACGGTCTTCTAGCCCAAGGTTTGCTCTGTCGCTCCTGGTGCTAACCCTGCGGCCAAATCGGCTGCAATCTGATTGTCAGCTTGCCCCTGCTCATTCATTCCGGGGACTACTCCTCCGCCTCCGCCGCCCTGCGGCCTAATTGCGGACGCAGCAGCTTGACGAATAAAGAGGTTGTGCTTGTCGATTACATCTTGAAGTGCAACAGGCGAGGCTCCGGCGTTTCCGGTGGCTAAGGCTCGTTCTAGTATTCGCCCATAGTAAGCCACATAAAGTTGGTGCTGGTCCTCGGGATAGGCCGGAAGAGGAGTACCTAATTGTAGATGCTCGATATAACGATCTTCCGGGCCCTGTTCGATAACAGGTGCGTCTAGGTAAAGGTCAACATCCGCAACGCCCATAGCTTTACCCATGCGGCGAAGTGCTTCACGCACCATCCGGGGGAGGGAACCTTGGAACGTGGAGAGGACATTGGTGGTGGTTTGAAGCCAGTTGAAGTATGTATCCACATCACCCCGGCGGCTTAGGTGTCCTAGCTCAATGGCATCGACACGGAAACCGAAGGCGGCAACTTCAGGATCAGGAACTGGTAGGGTTCGGCTCAGTCCGTTAGCTAGAGGCAAGGTGACCTCAGAGCCATAGATGTCTCGTTGGTAAGCGTGGAATACTCGGGCCATATCAGACCAGAGGTTCGCCATGATTTCTAGGCGGTCGCGGTTACGACGGTTGCTTGCCGCGACGATAGAGCTTGCTTCAGTCGCGCTCTTACGCGGATTGGCTGGTGCGCCTCGGTCCAATGGGCCTACTCCGGTGACATCATCGAAGAGGGCCATGTAGTTCTGGAGAGCGGCTAGATATTCGCCAAGGACCGAATCTTGCTCCACAGGTCGCATAGTAGCGTTGACACCGCGTGCAGCATCGTCCACATCGACCGGAGCAAAGATTGTAGAGCCTGGAGAAGCACTTTGTACAACACTGATAACGTCATCGGAAATAGCTGATTTGTCGTAGAGGACCACACTGTTCGTGGTCGTGATTTCGCGGTTGATCTGGATAAGTACCTGAACAATCATCCGCATGAGCGGTATCCATGACAGAACCTCCGCTGGAGCGACATCCTCTTTCGGGGCTGGGTCCAGGAAGGAGGCTATCTGGATGGGGCACTCTGGAACGTCAAAGGAGTAGGTGTAGTTCCCGATGCTAGGGTTTTTCTTGGTCCGTGCTGTAACAGATATCTGATCGGTAGGGTTACTTGTACTCGGTACTTCTACGAATACGGACATAGGGCATCCCTTCTTGCTCATCTTGGGAGAGCCGAAACGGAAACCCTCATGGTAGACCTCAGTGACCTGAACTATGTCCCAATCATTTGGCACTGATTTAGTGCTTAATTCGGGTCGCCATTTAGTTGGGAGGTCAGCCCACTGTGTCTGGTATGAGTGCCAGTTGAACCTACGATGGAAGGGCTCATAGCCACAGTCGCCGGGTTCTACTGATATGAACTTAGCTTTCTTATCTAGTTCAGCGTTCTTATCTACTACGAGCTTGATGCCGAAGTAGGGGGAGAGTAGCCCAAGGAAGGCCGAGCGGCGCATAGCCGTTTCGAGGTCGCCGTGATCGGATACCCATTCCATTAGCTCATTCTGGAATTCGGCCATACGCGCAGCCCCCGGCACTCGGGGCATAGCCTCGAATGTTGGAGTCCCTGGCGTGAGCGCCGTGACTATCTGGCGGAGCCTAGAGAGGAACAGGTTCGCCGTAGTCTCTGGTGGTCGCCAAACGCGGGTACTGTTGGGGTCTACTACTTCATTAAGAGGTATTCCTTGGTCACCTAAGATAAGACGGGAAGAGCCACCCAAAGGATCACGGCCTGTGTATATGTCCGAGATTAGTTTTTCCGTTCCTTCCAGCGGCTCGTGGACGGCGGTCATCGCGTCCTCTACTAGTGAGCGCAACTTGGCGGCAGCTTCTTTGTTTAGCTTATAGCTCATGGTTAGGTATTAGGCCAGTTCTTCTGGTTGACCACCCTAGCCCCTTGTCCCTTGGGATTAAGCTGGGATGTCCAGACGCGGTCTGATTGACCTTCTGTGTTTTCTATAGGTTGCATACCTGGGAGTGCGCCTCTGCGCTCTATGTGAGTTCCGAGCAGGGCCAAAGCGGCCAGTAGGTCATCGGTGTCCCCGAGCGGAAACTCTGTCATTCTTTTAACCAATAATTCGCGTCCAGGGAAACCTTTTGGCAAAATCATATTTCCTTTTCTTAGCGCGGTCTGTAGCCCCTGCAATCTGTAGGAGAGAGCCTTGAGCGGAATCTTGTGGCCCCTTATACGAACACCGCTGAGTCGGCCCCGTTCCTCTAACCAAGGCGCAAGGAGAAACTGGTTGGCTACCTGCTCAACCCAGATGGCTTTTACGTTGGGCCGCGCAGGGACAAGCTCGTCCTCTAGATAACAGGCCGCAGCGTCGGCCCCGCCCGTTATCTCGTGCGCCAGAACAGGGATGAAGATGTTGCGGTCCCTCTCAAAGCCCTTGAGCCCTAGCTGATGCGCGGTCAGGACGCGGACGACGATGATGCCATTGCGGTCGCCGGATTGGCCCTCTAGCCGCCCGACCGGATCCCAGAGGACAATTTCGGGCCCATCTGGCACGCCATCATCTAAGACGTTACTGTCCGTAGCTGCAACGATTAGCTGGTCGTCGAATAGCGCCTCGTCGGCGGCTACAGGTTCGCAGAGATACTGGGCGGCGAAGAACTGCTTGCTCAGTCCCTTCTCCTTGGTCTGTATCTCGTCGGAGGTCAGGAAGGCGGGGCATAGCGGAGTCTGGCCGTCTACCTCGTCCGTATCTGGGTTTATGCCATCCCAGCATCCGAAGCGGAACTGAGTCCAGCCGGGATGCTCCCCGAGATAGTGCGTAACATCGTGGAAGGCCCAAGGCGTGCCTATGTGGTCAATGGGAGAGTCAGGAGCGTACATGAGCGGCTCTAGCTGTTCGATGAAGTCGATGACCTTGCGCCGACGGGCGAAGGTGCGGGAGTTCTGCTCGTTGGCCGGATCGTCCACGACGGCATGGGTGGGGTGGTTACCCGCGAGGTTGGACTCGACTGAGGCGGCGAAGACGGAGGGCTCACGGCCTCGACCGGAGCGTCCGACGATATTGAAGCTCTCGCAGGGGCCGGAGCGCCGCCTGTCGCCCTGAACCCCCAACCACGGGAACGCCTCTCGGGCAGGGATGTAATAGCCCGGGACTATCTCCAGGTCGCCGCTTAGTCTATCCCGAACTTCGCCGACGAGCTTCTTGGCGAGGTCCAGGCCAGCGCAGGCGATGAGGATTCGGGCGGCGGGATTGCGGAGGAGGCGATGGCAGGTCTTGATGACGCTGATGACCGTACTCTTGGCGTGGCCCCGAGGGACGACCGTGCTAGTGCGCGGGGCGCTCTCAGTATGATCGAGCATCCGGCGATGGAACTCACCGAAGCGTTTGCGCCCATCGGCATCGCCCGAATAGCCCAGTGCCTCCCCGAAGGCGATGGGGTCTTCCCAAATTCGGACTAGCG